AGAGGTTGCACCCAATGTCAAATTCATTTTCTCTTACAAGGACGATTAAATTGGCTTGAACATTCGTTTCAAAATTGTTAGATTCTTTTTATCATCGTCGCTCCACATATTCAGGAACTTTTCGTAATCTTGCAAATAGGTGTTTGAGTGCTGTTTGTGCTCTAAAAGGAAATCACAAATTAAACAATACCACCCACATTCAGAAGTGTTGATAGATTGAATCTGTCTGTTGTTGCAATACACAGGTGAAAATGGCTTCAAAAAAGTAGCCACATCTTTGGGCATCCCAATTCCAAACGGATCAAAGTAAAGTGCTTTGCAATCCTTTTCATCATCACTATCACTATCACTTGCATCATCCCTGTCTTCATCACAATAAATTTTAGCCAATACCCAATGCGAGCCGTTGTTGCCTTCATCATCTGTTTTATCCGAATCCATAAGATTGATGTAATAACTGCCAACGATTCTTGGCTTATCCCTTAACTCATCTTTACTAAAAACTCCAACAATGGGCAACTCTAATTTTTTAGCCAATCTTTCAAGTGCAAAATTAGAAAGCATTTTAATTTATATACAATACAAGATAAATTAAAATCTATATCTTCTTCAAAAAACTGCATTTGATATATGCGTATGGTTTCGTCTCATCTTTGCCTCTGTCCCATCTACCACCGGATCTATATTCAACAGCTTCTTTAGCTTCCTCCTCATCATATTTCCAGTAGTAAAGCCCATCAGTAAATGAAAAACAGAAATAAGTAGGCTTATCTGATTTCTTTGCAAATTCAACTTTGTTCAACCCAATCATTGTGTCTGGGTATGTGTCCTTCTGACAACGCCTGCTCTTCAGCTCAATATAGCAATCTTTTGAAGAGAAATCAATAACAAAAAAATTGTTTGAAGTCTTTTGCAAATTAGAGTCAATTGCAGTTCTTATGAGAGTCAAATTCTCATCCTCTTTTTGAAGCCCAAATTTCAAGTCTTTATTCAAATGCTCTTTATCCAACATATTTGTATATATGATATTCAAATATTTTAATTTCGCCTAAATAAACCAATTAATAAAGCCCGTGTCCAGCGGAAGTGTAAAGACCCCTTCCACCATATCCGGAAGATGTGCCGCCGGATTGCGTGTAGTATGCAGGGATAAAGGGGTTCATAGCAGGAGAGTTAATGCCGGCGTATGGCGACAATGTCATTTGAGAAGAGGAAGGCATAACTCTGGGATTAACCTGATTGAATGAACTGACAGGAGCGTTGCTCACAACATCGCTGTGCAATTGCAACCCATCAAAATTGATTCGCATTGCCTTCTTAAAAGCTTCGGACGACACAGCGCCACAACCAACGACTTTACGAGGGCGGCCACGACCCCGATGCATACCAGCACCCGCAATGCCAAGTTTTTCAACTGCCTTCTGCCCACCATAAGAGCCAGCAGCGGATGCCAATATACCGGCATAAGGATTGCCAGTCGCAGCGGTTGCACCAATGCCAGCCAAACCACCGGTTGCAGCAGGAATGACATACCTACCCACTTTCTTGACTACACCAAAAATGTCGTCGCCAAATCCTTTGCCTTTCTTTGAGCGAATGGAAGCCATATACGCTTTCGCTTCGGCAGAGCCTTTAACAAGCTTAGGGCGTTTTGCACCATAACCAAGTCGTCTCAAATCCTGCGATCCGGAAGTCTCACCGACTTTTTCAGCACCAACATTGATTGCGTGATGCGCTAAACCTCTGTAAGCCCTATCACCAACACGCTGCCTCACTTGCCTTCGTCCTTCATCTGCAACATAATCTGTGGCAGCCGCCTTAGCCTTGTCAGCGAGTTCGTATTTGGCGACATTTATGTCTTTCTTGTCAATCGCATTGCTGCCAGCTTCACCAACAACTTTACCTATTTGCCTGCCAATATCAGGCTGACCAAAATAAGTGCCAATTGCCGTGCCAACTGCTTCCGCTCCTTTCTTCAATCCTTGTTTTGCACCCTCCTTAATCATTGGGTTGTCAAGAGCAGAACTAACGAAAGCCTTTCCTTTCTGATAAAGCTTTTTAGCAGTATCAAAAAAACCCCTTCCGGATTTAATGGTGTGGTGTATCTCATCAGGAGTCAGCTTAATTTTAATGCCTTTACCTTTCTTGTAAGCTGTCATAAGCTTTCTTGCATTTTGGGGTGCAAGCATAATAATATGCTCACCCTTGTCTGCGCCCATACTGGAATGCGGAATGAGAACAGCACCACCCTTCAAAAGAGCAACCGGCTGCCTCACAGATAGTCCTAACTGATGCGGAATATACATTTTTGTTTATAATACTACATAAGATAATAAATTAATTTAGAAACACATATTCTAAATTCATTTTTCTAATTTATTCCTAAAGCTTTACTCAATTCTTGCACCGGTGGCAACATCAATGACAATCTCACGCTGGAATTCAACGAAAACCATAAAGTCGCAAGAAGCAGATGAAACATTTTGTCCAACAATTTGCACAGAGCGACTAACACCTTCCTCAGAAGGCAGAATGCGTGAGCAATTGCCGTAGTAGTAGCGGTAAGCACTGCTAAACATTTTCTCGTCAATGAGACCGGAAGTCAGACCCGTAGTCATACCGCCGTTGAGCTGATTTGACTGAGCAAGCTGAGTGCAGAAGGCTTCGTAATCGTAGTTCTCGTTGTTCAAGAAAAGATTGATTCCACTGATGAGAATATTGAAGTTCGTAAGCATAATCGGATCAGGCATTGCTGGTGTTGCTGCGCAAGGATTTTGCTGTTGATTGAAAAGAAGAGAAGTCTTCGCAGCATTTGTAGAGTCAGTGTAGCTGTTAGAAGTGGAAAGGAATGGCACAACCAAAACGCTCTGAATGTTGTTGATTCCGTTAGACACAAGGAAATTGAAGTTGCCAGTGCCGACATTGTTGAACTGATATTGGAAGATGTCGTTATACTTAATGCGCTTGGTGGGAGCAAGCGACAAATATTTTGATTCTGCAATTGGGTTCATCGTATATACCGGCGCATACAGACGGCACGAAGTCAGAGCAGTTTGGATATTACCCTTATTCGCCTGAGTGAAGTTATTGCGAACAATGCTCACTGAAAGTTGGAAGGTGTCAGTAAGTGTGGCGAGAGGTGCGGGTAGAGCAGAACCACCCTGTCCCAGTAGAGATGAGGCAAGCATAAGAGGGTTTGTAAGCCCACCAACAACATTGACAGCAGTAGGCGCAAGAATTGAGTTGGCAGTAATAGCTGCAGTAGTTGCAGTAATCACAGCACGAGTAGAAGTGAAAGAAACGATAGACTGATTGGTGTTGATGTAGAAGCGCATAGTTGCACCTTTAAGAAGTGGTGTCTTCTCAAAAAAGTCAGCCAAATCCTTCAGACGAAGCTTGGCATAAACCTGCCAAGTGTGGCAACCAGCGGCGGCTGTCTTAACACTGCGATAAACGGAGTTGCAAGCTGCGGCAGTATTGAGAGTAGCTTGTCCTAAACTGGCAGCAGCCAAACCATCATACAGAACATCTTTCTGCCTCTTCAACATACCAGCGTTATAAACACTTGGGGTGTAAAGAACAGAGTTTGTTGCAGGAACTTGCGAATTGACACCGGAATACACATAAGAAGTGCCAGTGGCAGTAGGAACACCAACCACCTGCGATTGAGGCAACATTTCAGTATTCGCTAAAGAAGCAGCCAAAGATGCAACATTCGTAGCATCTGGGGTTAAAGCCAAAGTCATACCCTTAATGTCGCAATTGCGGTTATTGGTGAGAACAATGTTCTGCCCCATTCCAGAAAAGTTTGAAGTAGTTGCACCACCATTATAGAAATCAACATTGTAAGCCCAAGAATCGGCAGAGTCCGGTGCAACACCACAAGAAGCTCCGTGAGTAGCCAAATCATCCTTGCTCCAAGATGTAAGGCATTTAAAGCTCCTAAACACATTGAGAAAAGGAGTTTGCTGAACGATGTTCTGGTTGTTAAATTCAATTGTCATAGAGTTAATCAAATTCCAAAAGCCGTTCTTAAATGCCCAAGAATAATCGGAAACAGAACTATCAACAGGAAGAGAAGTTGCAGTAGTAGCAGTCAAATCCACCAACAGAGGCATTACAATAAAGCCTTCCGACCAGCTGATCCAGCCACCGGCATTGCTCAGGGGAGTTGAGTCAATTACAACCTGAGAGGTGTAATTCTGGTTGTTGTTGTCATTAACATAGATCCACTTTTTAGAGATAAACTCAGATGTGTCTATCTCAGTGTTCAAAGATTCCTCAAAAACGAGATTGTCAGCCATTGTATGTTATACAATCACTACAGAAAAAAAAATGGTGGTTTATTAAATAATTAACTCATTTAATAAATTGAAATCGCCCTAAAGATTCAACGAAATGTATTTCTTAGGTTTGGTGCTTCTCACGCTTGAATGCGTCTGTTTTTGAGAAAGATGTTGCATAGGTGTCTTAACTTTCCCTGAACTCATACTCTCTAAAACCTCTTTTCCCATCCCATATCCAGCGGTTTTATTTCTCATCATTCTTTGAAGCCCTCCGTGTGCATTGGGAACTATGTTAAACCCTCCTCCTGTTTTGCGTCGTGCGAATTGTAGCATTCTTTTTATAATGTATGCCTATAAATTTATTTTTGCTAAACATTTCTAAATTAATATTCCATTTCACTCCGATGCTTCATTACAAGAATAATCATAATATTTGGATCTTGAAATTCAATTGCCTCTCCTAAACTATCAACAAAACGAAAGTCAAATGAAGTATAATTGCCGTCTTCTACTTTGTTAAATGCTGCGTAAGAATATTGAATTGAGAAAAGCCCGCCAAAATCAACATCAATCGGAGTGATTGAAACAATTGCTTGATTAGGAATCACAAACCGGTTATTCACTAAACTACACAAGCCCAAGTAAGTTGTCTGTGGTTCAATCTGAGGCGGGAAATCGCTTAATTCCGAATACGGAGATGTTATAACAGGTGTTTGCACCCAAGAAGGTGATGATCCGCTAATGACTGAATTAGGATATAAGCCAGCNCTAAATCCAATCAAATCTTGAAAATTTGTTGCTGGAACTTGAAGCATAGGAACGATTCCTGCGGGGATTGTAGGCAATGCCCAAGATAAAGTTCCGCTTGGTAGTGTCCAACCTTTTGCAGTTGCAATTGCAGTGCTTAAAGCAAATGCATTGATTTGATATGCGTAGCGTGATTGATTCACTACCAATTCAAGAAAATACACATAACTTGTGCCTGAAATCATATAATGGGTATTTGAAACCATAACGCTCTGCATATATGCGTTCAATTGTGCGAGCGAAAGATGGATTCCATCTGCCGGCATTGTGATTGTGTTAGTCGTGCCATCAACCCAGATGTAGCTAAAGACATTGTTGTCTAAAGGCGCTGAAATATTGAACACGCTATTATACAAACTGATTTGTTGCACAGCTATTGTCTCGTCTCTCAATGACACACCACCTTGCGGAAAGTTGTAGCGTAGCACGCTATTACTTGTGCCTGCAACGATATTAGAACTATTTAAGACAAGTGTTTTTACCATTATTGTATATTATAGAAATATAAAATAATATTGTGAAAGTATTTTAAAATATTTAGTCTAAATCCATTAGCATATCCACAGCTTTTAATTTTGACAATGCGCCTGTTGCAACACACTTCTTAATGAGTTCCTTAGCCTCCTTTTTAACCTTGTCATTGTCATTTCCTGCACCAACTTCTCCAAGCAAAATATCCAATCGCTTCAAATCCTTTTTGTCATCAATCTTGCTGTCTGATTTGAATTGAAGAGCTGCGGACAATCCAGCACCCTTAACAACTTTGTTGAAATGTGATTTTTCAGAATCAGTTAATGCATCATAGTGTCTCTGATTCACCCTGCCATTACTCAAAATATCAAGTATGAATTCTTTGTAGTTGTCATCAACACTGACGGGTTTAAGAGTTGGGATTGAACCCATAGAAGGAAACTTGAAGTTCAAAACGCTGTCATTTTCAAGGTGAGGAATATGAACAATGTATTTGCCAAAAGTCTTGTATCNTGGTTGTTCTTGAACTTCAATGCCTTTGCCAATCTTGATTTTGCGATGCATAAACCCATCACCACTCATTTTGTAATTCTCATCCGGCTTTTTCATTGCGCTGTTGAGCATCATTTTTCCATCAGGCATTATGTGATACTTTGATGCCGGTTCAACCATTAGCTTGTAAGGCGAAACACCAAAGCCTTGTGTTGCAACTACTCTTTGATTAACATTTTGCTCCGGTATAAAAGCTGGATCTCTATTTAGAGTGCCTCTAATTGTAGCCAAGTTTCCTTGTAGCATCGCCAACATTCCCAAAGGTGAAAATCTATCTGTAATCTGTCCAGCTTTTGAACCTTTCCCAATATCCCGTTGAAGTAAAAATTGATCCAAGTATTGTGGTAGGTTTTGTAATGTAAATCCTTGTGGCAAATCTGCATCTTCAACAGGGCGATAAGCCTTATTTCCTGTTTGAACCCATCCTAAGCCTGCTTGATTTCTAAATCTGTCAAAAATCGGTTGCCCACCTGTAGTCAATGGTAAGTTATTTTGTTTAATACCCAAAGCTTCCAATCGCACTTTATAAGTAGCCTGATTTCTTGCAGTTTCAAAAGCGTCAATCTTATCCCTTGTGATTTGTTTGTCAGCCAAATCTTGCACCAATTGCGCTTGTTGTTGTTGCTGTTGAAGTAGAAGCTGTGCTGCCGCCGCCTGCGCCTGTGCTTGCGCTGCCAGTGCTTGATTTTGCGCTTGTGCAACCTGTCCCTGCAATCCAGCCTGAACACCCAACGCTCCTTGCAATAGTCGTTCAAGTTTAACCTTCAAATTTCTTAGAGCATTAAAAGCAGAAGTTGCCGGTTGTTTGATGGAACGGGCAGCATTGATAAGACTTGTGTAAGCCTTTGTAAAATTAACAGGCAATGCAGGGGGTGGGTTGCCTAATTGTTGAGCGGCTTGCTGAACTGCTGCATCATAAATTGCGGGGTCTAATTCTTGTATTATAGCCTGTATCCTGACTGATGATGGACATTTGTATGAATTGATTATTTTGTCAATCTCCCTTTGAACTTTCTGCCTTTCAATTTGCTCAATGATGTCAATGTTTTGCAAATTGTCTTCACTTGGTGAATTATCACACAATGCGCTTACTATGCCAAACATAGCTGCAAAATCTGGATCGCCTGCAAGTTGTGAATTTGGTGTATTTCTTATAGCCAATAATCTTACAAGAAGCTCACCATAAAGACTCACTACCGCATTACCAGCTCCTGCCTGCACTGCAGCCATCAATACTGCAACATCCTGCCCACTTGGCAAATCAGTTCCAGCACCCAACTGCTGATTAAAAACATTAGTCGCAGTAGAACCAGCAATATTGAGTTGAAGCCCATTATCTATAGAAGTGAATAAATCTTCAATGCGATTCATTAAAGTAGTCAAATCTAAATATCTTGGATTCAATGATTCCTCAATGTTCTTCCTAATGTAGGGGAAATTTGTGTTGAATTTCAGATAATTGGTAGTTCCATCCGGCAATTGTGCTAAAGATGCAGAAACTGCAACCGCTAAACCATTATCAATCCCCTTGATTGAAGTAAGATTGCTAATCACTTCTTTCTGTTGCAAATTCGTATCCTGTTGAACTTCTGCATTCGTCTTATACTGCGGAGGCAGACTGGGAGGTTTATTCGGATTTTTATAATCCTTCACACGAGACTCAAGCACAGATTCGTTGTCTATTGCGATCTGAAGCATCTTGGCTTGAATCTCAAGCTTCTTGTCCAAATCAGACTTAGATTTAACATTTCTAATTAGCATTGTTATAATTACTAATGAGAAATAATTTTATTGCATTTTATTATATTATTGTGAAATTTCATAAATATCGTTAAAGTTCTTTCTAAATCTACTATCAGGTGGAGCATCCAAATCAACCAAGAGGAAATCCTGCTTATTTGCAGTCGTTGCATTGTCATAAACCTTTTTCAATTGAACCTTATTGTCTCCGAGCGAGTATTCACGCATAATCCGGAAAAGGTCTTGCAATGATGACAATTGTTTAATCACCAAGTAGTTCAAATTTTTACGAATCATTTTCGGCACTGCATAATAGGATTGCGAAATGTAGATGAGAGAACAATTCTGTTTCCTTGCTCTAATGAAATATTCTTCAAGGGGTTTTTGGTTTGCTTCTAATACAAGGTCATCCATTACAATGAGTGTTTGGTCTTTCTTGTTGATGTCTTTGTCTAAATCCGGTGCATTGCCGATTCCTTCAACAACTGAAACACCTTTGCCGCCAAGTTTATCTTCTAAATACTCGTAGATTGGTTCTTGCTTGTTCTTTGTGATGACATATATATCATTGAATGTGTCGTTCATATTGTGTATGATATTCATAAGTGTTTGCGTCTTACCACTTCCTGAACCTCCAATTATAAGCATACGGAATGGCAGCTTCAATCCGTGAATGTTGAAATGTGGGTTGTGTGCTTTCGTTAGGTATTTAGAAGGAATCTTTGAATACCAATCCACCAGCTCTGCAGTATCCTTTTTTGATTTGCTCATCTTGTTTAATATACAATAAGACAATATTTTATTCTTTTTTCGGTAGTTCTTTTGGTTCTTCTTCTAATTCAATTGAGTCAATTTGTTTCTCGTAGATTGGTGTAGCTTTTCTGCTTCGTTCTTCCATTCTCACATCCTCAGATTTGGAAAATTCTTTTAACCATTTGAAATATTCTGCAATATAGAAAAACATTGTTTATAGTATAATTGGATAAAAAAAATATATTGACAATATATAAATGTCAGTTTATCCTCCACCAATAGATCAGGGAACAATATTCAACCCCATAGATTATGGGCTGGGTTCATCCGCTATTACAATTGACTACCTAAATGCGAATTATTTGAAATTCCCAGTTGCACAAGGGTTTGAATCAATGGTTGGTATTACCAATTTTGATGAGCTTGATATGAATAGCAACAAAATTGTTGCGCTTGGAACTCCTACAAATGGGACTGATGCAACAACAAAAACCTATGTTGATGGTAGAACCCCATTGCTTACTGCATCACAAACATATACGAATTCAACTATAACGACAAACGCAAGTGGTTTTATTTCGGGTGTTGCCGCCGGTTCTGCTCCAGCACCTACTGCACTGGATGTTTATTTTGGAACTATACCATCTACAAGTGTTGCAACAGGTTTAAATGGTTCAGTAGTTGTTTCTGTTAATTCGCCTACAGGACAATTAGTTGCTGGAACTTGGTTGATGGTTGCACAAGTTCAATTAGCATCAGCTAATGGTTATGGAGCATATAAAAGTATTCCGGGCGGTCAAGGTTGTTTCCAAGTTCTTAACCCCAGCTCAGGGATTGTGTATGAAAGCGTCCAAGCAGGAACATCTTTTAATAATGATGTTGCTTGTGGCGCAAACCTACCGCAAACCTACTCATATCAGTATAATACAAATATAACTATGAATTGCATTTTCACATTGACAGCAACATCAGGTTTTTTAAATTTCAATTTCACAGGTGGAGTAGATCAAAACCATTTACAAAATAATGTTATTATAGATTTCTATGGTTCATTTCAAGTTGTGAAACTTGCATAACAAATTAAATTAAACTATAATTATTTTATATATGGATATTACATATATACAATATGGCAACATATCCACCAGCATTAGTTAATTTACCGCAGATATTTAATCCTGATGAATTTTACCAAGAGGAGACAGGTGTAGGAACATTAGCGGAAGTATTAGCAGCCGGAAACAATGGTGCAAACTTAGGTATTGTGAGCGGTGGTGCAATTGGTTGCTCTTCTATTACAACTCCTTTCGGTTTTATAGACGCATTTGAAACGACTACAATTACTGATATTGCAACAACAGGAGTAGCGATTACTCCTACCGGAACATTAAAAATAAAAGGTGCAATAACAAAAGGTTCTATTATAGCAGGTGATGGAACAAATACAATTGAATTACCTACTGCTACAAATGGCTTGGTTTTAAAAACAAATTCAGCAACTGCAAGTGGTTTGGAGTGGGGGGCGGATGGTCTTGGTGTTTCAAGTATTACCGCTGGTCTTAATATTGGTGTAGATGCAACTATTCCTTCTGCTCCTGTTGTTGGAGTGTTAAATCCTCTGACTTCCACACTTAATCTTGGNGCGCAAGCAATTACAGGCACTACTGGATACATTAATTTCGTTGCTGCTGCTACGAGTGAAGCACAAATGTCTGCTTTGCTTGGTTTCACAAGTTATGATGCTATTACTTCTAATATAGCAACCACACTTTATAAAACAGGCTTGACAACTGCTACATCAGCTAATCAAATTGTTGTTAATCCTACTTCAATTACTAAAAATGTGGGTGCTACTACACTCGGAATCACAAGCACAACTTCACCTATAACATTAACACCCCTCGCTATGAATGATTGCAATGTAGTTGTATCAGGAACAGGAAAATTACACGCTATACAAAGCTCGTCAGGTGGAGAAAATATGCCTGTATGTATGCTTGAAAATACGAACGCAGATGCTAATGCTCCTCATCTTGATTTTTATAAAAACTCTACAAGTCCTGCTAATAATGATGTTGTTGGTGCTTTATCATTTCACGCTAATAATGCGAGTGCAGCAAGTGTTGAGTTTGGGCGTATTTCTGTTGCTGAAAGTGATAGAACTGCTGGAAGTGAAAATGGTTCTTTATCATTGTTTGTTTGTGAGAATTCTCCAACACCTACAGAATATTTCAGATCAAATGGTGTTAATGGTTCTAATGATTTATACAAACCTATTGACACAAGAGGGAATGCAATAAAAAATACAACAGCAGGACAACAATTGACTTTAAATCAAACTGCTGCATCACAACCTATAGCAATCACCAATTCCGGTGGTGGTGGGATTACTAACTCTTGCGTGTCAGGTCAATATTCGGTTAGTTGTAATAATTTTTCTGTTAGTGGTTCAGCAAGTGGAACATTAACTACTGCTTCTGGAAATATAACATTACAATCTGCTGGTGCTGTTCTTGTTAATCAAAATAGTGCAACTGCTCCTAAATTAAGGACTGAAATTGCTAATATTAATTATCACCCCGAGTTTATAGTTGATAATGGTAATACTAATGCTGTATCAGTTCCACCAGCACAAATTTATGGTGAAAAATTAATAGTCTTGAATAAGGGTGTATCTCCACTTATTAATTGGATTACTTATGGAACATCACAAGGTGGTGTGGGAATTAACGCTGTGTTTTCCGCTTCTAATGGTGAAGTTTATGTTGCAAGGGCGGATAGTGAT